TTTGACTGTTCCGGCCTAATCCATGAGGTGCTTCAAGCTGTCGGATTAGAGCAGAGGGGTTTTGACTGTACCGCAGCCGATCTCTACCGGCGATTCAAACCCAAAACCGTAAAAAGAGGCTATACCGGCTGTCTCGTCTTCTGGTATGTGATTTCAGACGGTCGCGAGAAAGTAATCCATGTCGAAATGATGATTGATGATAAATTTTCGATAGGCGCATCGGGCGGCGGGGCGGGAACACAGACGGTTGATGATGCCATGAAAGATGACGCCTTTATTAAGATGAATCCCATAAATTATAGGGGAATGCAATATTACATCTGCGATCCTTTTATGGTGAGAGAATGAAAAGAGCCACGCTTGCAATAATCTTGTTTCCGATCTTTCTTATGCCCGCTTTTTCAACAGAAGTGGATGCGGGTGCAGAAGTGGTTTTTGGTACTGGTATTATCAAGCCAAATGTCGGTGTGGATATCAACAAAATATATACGGGATTCATTATTGAATCTACGGGATCAGGATTATTTGTAAGTCTAAACTTGGGCGGCGCCTATAAGTTGACCACTAGAGACCTTGGAAGCGTCCTGTTATTCCATATTTCGGTTGGGTTCGGGCATAGGTTTGGCAGCCACAGAGTATCTATCATATTTGACCACATATCAAATGCTGATTTTGTTTCTTATAATCCCGGCCTAAATATTTTTGGTATTCGCTATGGATATAGCTTTGGAGGAATACATGACTGATTTTCAAAAGATTTTAAAGTTGGTTGACAAACTTGTCGATCTGGAGGGAACCATTGAAAAAGAAATTAAGAAAGAGAATAGTGCAAAAAAGAGAAAAGCTCTCAGGGAAGCAGTTCGCGCTCGTGATACTCGGGCTATCCGTGATCGTCTTTTTAATCCAGACAAATAGTTGCACAGCGTATAATCCGGCCCTCTATCCATCCTATGATGTGCTTAATCCGAGCGCAGAAGTCCAGAAAAACCCGATTGCCTATATTGATGTTAAGGACGGTGAAATTGTCAATGTCGAGTGGGTGAATGAATCAGTTGAGGACGGAAAATATAATCTCATCAATGATGACTTTTTTCAATGGGTCTATGATCTCAAGCAAGAAATCAAAAGGTTGAGGTGATGCGATGGAAATAGAGGCCGGTCAGCTTATTCAGTATCTTATTCAAACAGTTATTCTTTTATTGCTTATCCTGTTAATGAGAATGCTTAGAAACGGCGGGTCAAAGAATCCGGGAAATGGGAATCCGGGGAAAGCAACAGTCTGTATCGAGCGTGGAGAGAAAATTCAAAAGCATGATACGGAGCTTGAGAATCTAATCAAAGATATGGATGAGGAGAAGAGATTGAGAGGAAAGTTCCGGGAGGAAATGCTCAATAATTTCAAAGAAGTATTTTCAGAATTGAGAATATCTAATCACTTTCATTATCAGCCTCATCTTAGGGAGCTATCTATACAAAGCGCGAAAGAGAATAAAGCAGCTTGAGACCGAGCGGTTAGGGTTGATCGAGGAATGTAAACGACTGGAAGAGAAATTGCGGAAATATACAGGAGTCAAAACAAAGATCGCCCTCACACTACCGGAAAAGAGAATAGCACTCAGCGCATTAGAAGATTCAGCTTTTAAAGATAAAATCACAAACCCTAAAACAAAGCGGTTTATCCGCATAATCTACAACACGCTCAGAGGCAAGGTCAAGGACAGCATCAGAGAGGAGTATGCGGGGTAATCACGGATGAAGTACGGAAAAGAGATAACCAAGAAGCTTTGTAGACACCTGAAGCAGGGCTCATCTATCAAGTCTGCTTGTCATCTCGTAGGGCTTGGTACTTCAACATTTTACGAGTGGATGAAAGATAAGCCGGACTTTTCGGACACTATAAAAAGAGCTATGGCCGTACCGGATAAGGCAGTAGTGAACGCACTCTACAAATCAGCCATTATGGGTCATTCGTATGTGGAGAGAGAGTTTAAATCAATCTCAAACAAGGAAGGGACTAAGATAATTGAAATTCCAGTTAAGGCGGTCAAGAAGTTCATCCCCCCAAATGTGACGGCCCAGATATTCTGGCTTAAAAACCGATGCCCGGAAGAGTTTAAGGACAGGGCAGAGATTGAGCATTTTGGAGAGGTGTCAATAGTTATCTCTGATAAATTTCT